CCGCCGCACCCGTAGCACCCGCCGCCGCACCGCCCAATACATTACCGGCGGGGGCAAATCCGGTTACATCGGATACTGCACCACCAACATTTGATCCTACTAAACCCGTTCCAGCGCCAATTGCCGCCGATTCTAAAATTTTTTCTGGTGAGCCGCCTGTTACCGCAGAGTTAATAGCACCTTCTCCGGCGCCAATAGCGGCGCCTCCCGCCATCGTAGCGGCAGAAGTAGCCGCCGCAGTACCATCTAATACCGCACCGGCGGCAACCGCATCTCCTCCGGTAGTAACCAACGTACCCAATGCGGGGATTACTTCAGGCGCAACCACCGCAGTTACAACAACTGCCGCCATAATTGCGTAATCCATAATTTGAACAAAATCTCCACCTTTTCCACCACCACCTTTTCCACCACCACCACCGCCATACAAGCGGATTGGCATAAAAAATGGAGCCCAAAATTGAAATAACGTCATAATCGAATCTCCACCATTGTTGTGCGTTTTGCCACGCCAATTTTTCGGTATAACCGTTCAATAGAATCCGTAACGTATCCCTGAACACGATCCGCACCATAGGATTTTAATAATTCCATGAACTTTTCATAATATTTTTGATTGACCAATGCCCTGCCGCCAATACAAGTAACAAATGCTACATAAGATTTTGGGTAAGTAATAAACGATACAATTGCCGCACCATTTAAAACATCATCATCATTAACAAACGCAAACAATTTCCATTTTTCGTTCATTACGGCAGTTTTTAAATCTTCCAATGAAAATTCTGCATCGTGTTTTTTTAATGCTTTGGCAAAAAATGGCTCTACCCGTTCCCAAATAGGCTCGATAAATTTTGGGGGTACGGAATAAACTTCCATTACATGCCTTCTGCTTTTATCATTTCCGCCAATTTACCAATCGTTACGGCACCGGCAACCAATTTTAAATCCATGCCATTAACGGTAGGTTTTAAATTTTCAGGCTTTATTAAACCGGCTTGAGTGGCTTTTTGAACCAACATTTGATATACGGATGGATCTTTAATGGATTCTCTAGCCAATTTTCCAATTTGAATAACCGCATCGGGATCTATTTTATGTTGTTGCATGACTGCTTTAATTTGCTCTTTGGCTTTTTCTACCTCTGGCGTATTTGCAGGTTTACCTTTTTGCTTGAGTAATCCCATGACGTCTTTATCCAACGGTTTAGATTGTTGCGATGCAAAATTCGATTTTTCTTGGGGGGCGGGAATCATTATGTTAATCCTAAAGAACCGGCAATTTGTTGGTGAATACTTAAATGCGTACCAATCCAATCGTAGAATTGATCTTCTTTATTGAAGTCCACATCAAGCATATTAAATGGATTTTCTAAATTTAAATAGCTTGCTAACGACTGATGTTCGACTTGGTGAGCCAATAACCAATCGTCTAAATTCTCGATATTGGCATCCGTAATGGGGAATTTAGGGTATAAAAGCCCTTTATCCGCCATTGTTTCCCAAAATAATAGGTGTTGCGTGCCGTTTTCAAACAAAAACTCCCCCAATGATTCGGCATCACCGAATTTAACGATTGAAAGCATGTCCATATTCATTGGTAACTAATAAACATTATCATTTTTATTTAAAACCCAATTCCGAATCCGTTTATACAACCTAATGGGGTGAAACAACAATTGAATTATTGATAAAACGCATAAAACAATAACAGACCAAATAGCAATAAACCCTCCAACCACTAAGCCAAAAGCGGCAACCGTTTCCTTACAAGTGTTAAGCATTATTGCTTGGAAACTTTTTCATTAACCAATCCTCAATCATAAAAATTGCCCTAGATCCCATATGTCCAGAAACCCCAACCATTGCCGCAGTTATCAAGGGAGAAATTTCCGCACTTTGGCACAACCAGAACGTAATAACTCCGGCAAATGCGCTAGTAACAATTTCCCCAATGAACTCAACCATATTAAAAGCCCGAACGTACCCTTTTTGTAGCTTTCTCATAAAATTAACAACGCCGCCCAATACCGCTAGACTAAAAACCCACGCATACGTTAATGCACTAAACGATGTTGGGTCTTTATCAAAATTCATTTCATAGTTCTTTCTTCTTTTTTTTAAACCGCATAATAAGGAATTTTTACTGCCGTTCCGTTTAAATCAAACACAATAAATCCTTGAGGGGATAAAGGCAAACTTGCTGATCCAAATGTTGCGTTAGCCGTAACGTTAGCCGTATGGTTCAATGTACTGATATTCACGTTTCCCGTTGCAATTGTGACGTTTGGCAAGGTTAAATTGCCAAGCGATGATGTAGTACCGCCTAGCGTAACCACCGTATTGCCAATGGTTGTCGTACTGTTTGACAGTTGGGAATTGGCGATATTCCCCAATGTTCCGCCCAATGTAATGTTTCCGGTATTAGTGACCGTTCCGGTCAATGTAATGCCATTTACCGTTCCGTTTCCGGTAACGGAATTAACCGTACCGTTGCCAATACCCGTTACCCCGTTAATAGTGACATTGGATAAAGTAAGGTTTCCAATGTTTGAAGTAGCGCTACCCAATGTTACGATGGTATTGCCGATTGTTACTGAACTGTTGGAAAGCTGATTGTTGGCAACATTGGATAAAGTGCCGCCTAACGTAATGTTTCCTGAATTGGTAACGGTACCGGTTAAGGTGATACCGTTGACTGTGCCATTACCGGTTACTGACGTAACTGTGCCATTACTTCCAGATGCACCACCGGAAACGACCTTGAGGACCATGTTTAAACTCCATCGCCAGGTGTGATGTAAATCGTAGAAGTGCTAGATTGGGTAATTCCGGTGAAATACGCATTGGGTACAAATGTCAATATCTCGTCTGTACCTGGTAATAATGGAAACGCTTGACCGGTAGTGGTTACGTTTGCCGCATTGGTTGTCGCATTAGCCGCATCAATCCCGTACCCGAGAAATACCAATTGCGCCCCTGAGTTAATAATCCGGTATTGGTTTCCGCCTAACGTAGTGGAAACGCATTGCACCGGACTAGGTGCCGCAACACCCGCAATAAAAGTAACGGTATTACCCGTCTTTTGGAAAGCGTTAATTCCCATTTAAAACTCCCATTAAATCAGAAGTTGTTTTTGCATTTTCAATTTCTTGCCTTCCGTTTGTTAATATAGATAGCCAAGTTGCATCATCTAAAGTATTGTTTATTCCAGATAACGTATTCAATTGCCGTAATTTTGCTTCTTCAAGTGATTTAGCGTTAAATTTTTCCAAAGCTATTGTTTGCGCTTTTGAAAAGTTAATGACTATTTTGTTATCAACCAATTCCCACGCATAATAAAACTGTGCATTATCGCCTTGTGGAAGTTCAGAATCATCAATAATTAAAGATCCATTAGGGCAGTCTTTTGCCAAAACATCTTCAATGGGTATAAGCCCTGTTGGAACACAAATCGAAACAGAACCAATATCGTTTTTATATACAATGATTTTCATTTTATTCCTTAGTCAAATATCGCTATGTTTGCGTAAGCATTAGAGGCTAAAACACCGTCAATGCTAGCGGTTGCCTGAACCCGAACGCTAGTTGTGCCGTTGTCATAACTTCCAAGTGGAGTTACTAGGACTCTCTGCGAGGCTGTATTCAATCCAGCACACCCAACTACGCAAGAATTTTTGTCGGCAACCGCATTTGTTAAATTGATAGTCCAATCGCAAGTGGCATTTCGAGTAACGGAAGTTACATTAAAAGACTTATTAATTACTACGGTTGTTCCGTTGTCGTATAACTGAATCCATGCTTTTGCTATCGGGGATCCAATGTTCGAGTTTGTTCCACCTTCGGCTACCGTTAATGGTGCGGATAAACTTTGTAAAGTAGCGTTTTGAAGGGTTAAATTTCCAACGGTAGTAACCGTGTTTCCCAAACCAACGGTAGTATTTCCTAGCGTAACGGGGGTATTAAAGTTTGCATCCAAATTGGATAGCGGTATGCTCGTAGTAGCATTACCAAAGACATACGGGACACCTGACATTTTAGAACCTCACTCTCAACTCATGTTCAAATTCAAACGTATTAACCACAAATCCCGCAGAATTGGAATACTGTGTTAATCCTAAATACTTTCCCCATTGTTGAGCATCGGACTTGTATAACTCATATCCTACGCCGCCTATCCAAGATATTACAGTAGAACTACCATTTATCCAAGGGATCGTGTTGCCGGAATTATTGGTCCATAAGACGTAATTTCCCAACAAATAGGGGTTGCTAGATCCACTTTCTGAATCTACGGTTACATTTGCCTCAAAACCGGATACCGCAGTCACTTCAAGCGCAAATTTAAGGGCTTGTTTGGTTTTTATTGGATCTTTCATATCCATTAGTGCCGTTTGCACAATAGACGTAATTGGCGCAGTCGTATCGGAATACATTTGATACAAGTCGGTATCGGTGGTGCCAAACATGGTAATCGTGCCGCTAACCGGTACCGAAGTGGTGTATTTAAGAGCCGTACCCTGGTTAGTCAAAAACCATTTCTTTTCAAAAAATACGGCTTGAATGTAGCGATAACTTTTGGTGAATTTGGAATCAAAATACCGGAAATTAAATGCGGCGCACAAAATGTTATTTAAAAGCACTTGTCCGGCAGTCACTTCCTCCGTCACAAAGTCAATATGGGGAAACATGCCATCCAAAGGATCGGATATTTTGCTTGTGGTTGAGCCGACCAGAGCATAAATCCCGTAATTGTTCATAAACAAGACGGAACGGAAATACGGAAATATGGCGTATGCCAATTTGGAACCGACTGAAGCCGATACGTTGGTGTTGGTAAATAGCGTATTTCCGGTGGTTGTTACCCGAACATCGGAAAATACGTTAATCGAATCATCCCCAAAAATATAGAGAAAATTGTTGGCGGATAGCAACTGCTGAATCACGCCATGCAAAGTCGAATCCGTAATAGTGACTGCACCGGCGGAAACCCCCGCAAAATCGCTATATTCCCCCGCCGTTGAGTAGTAAACCGTTCTTCCTTGAGCAACCCACACACGCCCTGAAAAACTCGCCACGCCAACGTTTTGATCGGTTGCTACCATTCCTTGCAGTACGGCACCGTTGCCGCTACCACCACTTAGGGTTACTACTAGGTTGGCGGAATTGGTGTATCCCGAGCCAGGATTCGTCATAACCACTTGCGTTACGGTATTGCCGGAAATAATTGCAGTACCCGCCGCACCGGATCCACCGCCACCACTAAACGAAACCACGGCATTGCCTGGTGTGGTGTAGTTTTGACCGCCAGAGATAACATTGACCGAAACGGTACCGGTTGCAAATGTGGTAATTCCGGCTACTGCTTGAGCCCCCGTACCTCCGCCACCGCTAAAGGTTACGGTTAAATTTGCCCCGTTGGTGTAACCGGATCCGGCATTTACCAAACTCACAAACCCGACATTGGCACCGCCGCTAGTCAATGAGCAAGTAGCATTAGCCTGTACGCCGCCCACTTGGTCCGGTCCTGAAATTGTGACGGTTGGCGCAGTTGTGTAACCAGAACCAGGGTTTGTAATGGCAATTACCCCAACGCTACCAATTGTTACAACGTTGTTTCCATCCCATGAAAATAGTCCTTTTGAGGGATCTAAAATCATTAGCCTGTCGTTGTACCATTGTGTCGTGTTGATACCAACATTGGATAATGAACCGGCTACCGCTACATTGCCCTGAAACTTGGTTTGGATGCAATACGACTTAACGGACCCATCGTCAAGAAAAAACACAATGTAATCGTTTACGCCGAGATTTGCCGCAGTCAAATAGATAATCTCCGAAGGCATCACCACCGGATTATTATTGTTGTCTAGTACATGCGTACTATTTGGAATAACCTTGATATTGCCAAAGCCAATCGGTTGAGCATTTTCAATCCATGAAAACTCATCTTCCTCAATTGCAGTACGATCCGCCTTAGTGTTAAGCCCTTTAAATTGCTTAACAACCTTATATTCCTTTTTTTGTTCAGCCGCCGCCATATTAACTAGGGCTCGAGTAAACGCTAGGTATTCTACGAGTAAATGTCGTATTGACTACTGAACTAGCGTGTTTGACGTATTCCTGTTTATAAATCTCTGCTTCGCCATAACTTTGCTCATAATACTTGGCAAGGTAGGCGGCATAGAACTCCACCGGCGTAGTGTAGGGATCCACAATCGTATCAACCGCATTGGGCGTGTTCAATGACAATGGCAAAGGCAAAATAATGCAATCCACCTCTATTTGGTAAACCTGATCCGGCACCGGCCCTAAATAAATTTGTCCTTGACCGTAAATGCTAAACGCCAACGGTCTGCCAATGTAATTCTGCCAAAAGCGCAAACGGGCATTAAAGTCTGTCCACGGCAAATAATTCAACGGTACCCGAGTATTACCCCAATACAGATTGATATTGAGAATATCTAATATGGTTGCGCCGCTACTTGGGGATAAAGGGCTTGATCCCATCAATTGCGTTAAGGCGGCATACGAAACATTCTCGCAATTGCCGACATATTGAATCATTGCGCCACCATCTGCAAACGGCGTGGATGGCGGGTAATTTGTGTAGTTGTTTGTCTGATTAGCCGGATAAGGGGGTGCAGTAGATCCGCTAGTCCCGCCACTTATGACTTGATAGATAAAGATATTGCTAAAAATAAATTGGTTGGTAGTCCAAACCGTATTTGCAGTCCATTGCACCGGATTGGATGGTGTAATGCCTCCAACGGTTGCGCTAGGCGGAACCTGGCAAGGTGTTTGAGCAACAATTACCTCACGCAACGCACCCGTATCCCTAACTGCTCTTTCCCTAGCGGAATTGATGTAATCCGTTAATTGGGAATCGCTATAAAAGTTGGCATTGGCATCGTGAAGTAATCTCCGCACTCCCGTAATATAAGTCGAAAGAGTTGACATTTACTTTCCATGTTTAGGCTACCGCCTGAAGGATCTTTCCCCCGCCCTTCTTTGCAGATGGGAGGGGTACTCTTTCCACCAACGGGGATAACGATTGGTTCTTTTTTGGGGGCTCAGTAGATATTTCCCATTGGTCTAGGATAGCAATACCATCCTCAAGATCATTTTTGGAAGTAATCCATCCTAACCTCGCTAAATACATTTCTTTATTCGGATCGCCGTAACCAAAAATATGCTTGGCAACATTCTCCGGTATTTCTACCGTTTCGCCTTTTTTAAACTCATAAAACACGCCGGCATAGCCATCGGTTAATTTCTTGTCGGAATGATTGGTTACATAGATCGTCATATTAAAAACTCACAACATCACCGTAAACATCAATGTTAGCCGTATTGGTGTTGCCGCTACCGGTTGTTACATTGACATACAAGGCAGAAGTTATGCTACCAACAACGGGTACCGCCGCTAGGTATGGTGCCGCAATAGTCAAATCGGTAAATTTGTTTGTACCGTTTAACTGCGTTAGTGCCACGTTAGCAACAACAAGGTTGGATCCGGCGGCATCTGTTGATATGGTTACATACGCACCAGACACATCACCGGAAGGATTGTTTACCGTAATTCTGCGAATAATAACACCGCCGGAATTGCTTAACCCCCCACTTAAAATCGGGAGGCTAACAACATTGGAACCTACGGTGTTAAACAGAACGTTGTTTGCTCTAGCAATTCTCCCGTTTCCGAAACTAGCAAGGGTAAAACGCCCTACCGATTGGGGATTAGCCATTGCAATTCTCCTTAACTGTTGAACGTACCAGAAACGGCTTGACCACCATTGACCGTAGCCAAAGTGATTGTTGCGTTTGTGGTTGCGTTAGCGGCAACGTTTACGCCATCCGAAATAATCACGCCACCGGTGTTTGCGGCTAACAGGGTTGACCATGTAGCGGCATTGGTGGAAGTGTTGTATGCGGAAACGGCTGAAATGCTGACGTTAGCAGAAGGGAATAACAGGTAAGTACCCGCCGGAATCACATTACCCGCCGTTGTTGCCGACAAAGTAACGAGTTGCCAATACGCACCAGGCGTATTCGTGCTAGTACCTGAAATCAGGATTTTATTTAGTCCGAGTGACATAGTTATTTCTCCTTAGATCGAAATAGAGTTATAACCAGATACACGGGTCATAGATTTAGGTTTAACGCTTACCAATTCGGCAATCATCAAAACTGCACCTACATAACCAATCTGCCAATTCGGTAAAGTGCTTTCAAATCCGGTAAACACAAACGATCCTTGATCGTGTATGTACAGGCTCAAATAATTTGAGTTAATGAAATAAACAGTACCTTCAGGGCAATACGGGTCTGGATAAATAGGAACTCCGGCAACCATCAATGCTCTAAATGCGGCTTGAGGACCGTTGGAATCACCATCAAAACCGTGTCCTGGGGTAATTACATATTGCTCTTGACCAACGTAATCCTGTGCCAAAAGTGTCCATGTACCGAAACCGCAAACGCCAAAAGTAGGAACTTCTGCGCCATTCTTAACGGTACCGGAAATGTACTGAAGAATGTTTTGACGGGTTGGATTGACGTTACCGGCACTATAAACCTTTGACTTCCACCATGCGTAGGTAGAACGGTTGATATTGCCGTAGGTAGCCATATTGGTACCATCGTCAATCGCACCAGGCAAGCCGATAAATTGTTGCGTATTCGTGTAGTTGTTATACAAAGCCGTAGCCATTGCATCCATCATCACGTTAGTCGCATCATTCATACGGGCTTCAATCAACGGAATAATTGCGTAATCTTGTTGTACTGCACCTTCCATACCTAAAAACGGTACGGGGGCAATCATCAACTTTAGATTAAATTCCGCATTGAAAGCGCCTTGCTGAACTGAAGGCTGATTAAATGATCCAGAATAATCGGACCATTGGGCGTTCACAAACTGTGCGCCTTGGACCGGTACTGTCACTTGGGATACACCACCTGATGCTTGTTGACTGTTAGCAATCAACGCCGCCATCAAGGGCGTGCTATTGTACAACTGTACGACCAACTTAGGGATAAATGCTCTACGGGTAACGTAGGTCAACTCATTGTATTGTGATGAGCCCGAAGCCGGTACTATTCCGCCACCTATCGGCATAATAATACTCCACTAAAAAGTAAATATCCCCTATTCACCACGTTAAATCCCAATCGGTCTGCGATTAGTACGCAATTCCGAAAGTGCTTTTGCCGCCTCATCCCTAGCACCCATTTGCGGATTTTTCCAATACTTAGAAAGGTCAAATTTGCTAATGGCGCTTGGGTTATACCCCATCGGGGTAGGTGTTGCGGCTTGTTTCATCCAATCAAAGTATTCTGCGGCAGTTTCGTGATTTGTCATACCCTTGTCAAGCATGAGTTTTTCAATCTCCGCTACTTCCTCCGCCGATCTACCTAGCTTGGCTCTGCGTTTTTCCAATTCGCTAACGGCATCCCGTTCACGCAATTTTGCCTCGAGTGCTTGTACACGATTTTCTGCGGCAGAGATTTTGGTATTGGTATTGTCCTCAATATCCAACTCCGGCACCGATAAATCGGGGCGCACTTTTTTGGTTAAACGCAAAAATTCCTTGCGAGTAGCCGGATTGTCCGATAACTGCTTGGACAACATGGCTAGTTCGTCACGTTGTTCTAAACTCAAATCTTCTAAAGACATTTTTATCCCCTATCCAATTAGATGATTTTTTTGGTATCGCCTGGTTTGCTTAAATTCATGGTGTTTTTAAAACCACCTTTAGCACCAGAGTTTAAACCGCCAAATTCAGAATATCGGGGGGTATTGATAACTTGCCCGTTCTTTTGATTATTGTCGGTTGGTCTGCGGGGGGAGGCTGCGCCTCTTGGTTTAAATAAGTCCATTTTGATTCCTTACATTGGTGGAGGAGGAGGCATACCGCCAGGTGCGCCGCCAGATGGGGGAGGAGGCATACCGCCACCGCCGCCAGGAGGAGGATTTCCACCAGGGGACATACCAGGGATTAACGGTGCTTGTTGCATTGCTTTGCCTTCAGGGGTAGCACCACCCGCTTGTGGCAAGGTTTGTAGCATTTGCATGATTTCGGTTGGTTGCAATTCGTTCACTTTGCCTTTTTTGGCACCGATTACTCCGGTCATTGTGCGAATTGCCGATAATACTTTTTGACCTTCTTCAGATTCACTTCCTAAAGCCGGTAAAGATTGTTCTAGCAAGTCCATTGCCATTGATATGTTAATCATGGCGGCTTCACGGTTTCCCATCTTGGGTTCCGGCGTGGACATTGGGGATCCCATTGGGGGCGCTGATGTATCACTCATTCCCGTTGGTGCGCCGCCGCTAGGTGCGGGAGGTGTGCCGGATGGCGTAGCCCCGTCTTTCTGCGACTTTATCAACTGCATCAATTGGTCTGAAGGTACGCCCATAGTATTTCCCTATCAAGTTACTGCATATTGCAATACTAAACTATGAATTGTCAAGTGGGGGGTTTTTATTTTCTATTCCCTCCCCCCTGCGGGAGGTTCATTTGGTCTAACCAAAATAATCCTTACGGATTACTTACGGCTTTTACGACCTTTGCGTGCTTTACGTGCCATGAGATTTCTCCAATTAGCAGAGCCACCTATTTTGAAATAGGGAAGGCAGCTACACCCTTTTTCCCGTGAAGGAAACCGATTACCGCCTAGACTTGCGGGATTTCTTGTGTGATTTACGCATGACGTTTCTCCGTTTACCTATCCCCTGATTGCCCTACCCAAATTGCGGGTTTTGGGACTTCTGCTCAAATTCTTGCTTCCAGAATTATTACGATACTCCAATTTTGGCATCCCGTTATCTTTTTTTAACGAGGCATCCGTTACCCTTGGTTGGTCTGCTTTCGAGGTAAACCGTTGCGCCATTATTTTTCTCCGTGTTCCTTCTTTTGCGGCTTTTCTTTTGGTCCTTGCCCTTGTGGGGGCTCGTCTTTTCCTTCTTTTTCCCGTTTCTTCAATTTTTCTTTTAATAATTGCTTCATCGGTGGCTCTAGCATATCAAGTAGTGATTCTTTGTCAATAGCTTGGGCTTTAAATAAATTAAACGCCAATTGTTTCAAATCTTCCGTAAATATCGGACTATTTGAGTGTGCATCCACTTTAACCACAAAATCTTTTGTGAATTGCTCGGCAATAAACGATTTTCCATCTACTGTCTTGAAATGGGTATCGTCATAGGCTTGCATTAGCTTTAAATACAAGGTTGCGACTTTTTCAAGGCTATCTTCAATAATCAATGCCCGTTTTTTGGCTCTGCTCGAGCCTAATCGAGCCAATTGGCTTGCATGACCGGCAGAACGAACACCGGATTCGCCTTTTCCTTGTAATACGTTGCCAATACCCGATACTTCCTCAAACATGGCACTAATTTCGTGTACCACTTCAAACAAATTAGCCGGCATCTCTGGCGCAAGTCTATCCGCCTTCGCATTTGGCATATCAGACGATAACAGTCCTCCGGCACGATTTAATGCAAAATTCTTTTCATCCAAAATGCCGGTAAAGCCGGTCAATGCCGTTGGAGGGCTAACTTGTTTCGCTAGAAGGTCTAAAATTTCTACCCACCTAGCGTTTAACAGTTGTTGCAGTTGAACGAGTTTTTGCGTTTCGCTTGCACCCCAAAAATAATTGGGTAATGGGTTCGGGCATAGCTGAATAAACGGGCTTTCACCCTTTAAAAATAAGGATTCGCCTGGTCTGTCGTAAATAATTACATCGGGTGCCGCCATTGTGACTACTTGGTAATCTTCGGTTTCGTCATTCCATAACCAAAGTTCAGTCATTTCAACGGTATCTTCAGCCACTTCAGGCATGTAGCGATTGATTCCGGATAGATCCATGTTCACATTCCCGTACATCGTGGGATTGGATTGGCTCATTACAATACGATCAACTCCATTGGGTGTATCGGCTTCATTACTCTTTTTGTTTGCCGTTAGCCGCTTAACAATTTCCTCACGCCTTGGATGCGAATACAGTCTTGCATACAGTTCCGATTTGGTGATGTAGTAGGTTTGCGTTAGGGCTTCTTGCCTATCCGTATAGGGTATATCTTCTCGTAGCACCCCGATACTGCCAGGTTCCACCATGAATGGGTTAATACCCTTGTTGTAAACCAATTTAACGAAGGTTGAGTTGTACACCAATGACCACGTTAATGCCGTTGAGAAAACCTGATCCGCATTAGAGTTAAGCCACTCATCATTTAGGGCTTGTGTAAGTACGGGGGTTTTGCTTTGCTCTTGCTCGTTGACGGATGCGCCTAGCGCAATGGAAAACCGTGTAGTTTCGGATGAATACAAAAAGCTAGTCAGTTGATCTAAATGCGGATTGATTTTATTGAAGTAGGCGGGAGGTGCTTCAGGGTTATCGCCAAACAAATAAAAGGATCTTAGAATCGTGTAATCGCCCTTACGGATTTCCTTGGACACTAAGCATTTCTGAATAATGTCCAGATAGAAGTTTTCCCGATCTGCGTGACCTTTAGGTATTCTCATTTTTTAATCTGTAAATTTTGTGGATCTGCTAATGTACCACCGGCAAGGGGATTTGGTCCCTTTCTAATTCCGGCTTGGCTTGGCGCAAATACGGTTGCCTCCGCCTCTTTTCCTAGTGACGGTCCTACCGGTTGATTAAACCTACCGGCTAAGATTGACTGCATGTTCATGCCGTTCATGCCCCCGCCCCAGATGGCGTTGTCCCCCGCCCTTGGTTCGACTTGCGGCGGCGGGGTTTGTACTTTAATTTTGTCTTTGTTGACACCTCTTTTGCGGGTGGCAAACTTTTCTGCGTGGGCGTATTCTTTTTCGGTGAACTTGTTTTTCTTGGTGAGGAAACCTTCTTGGTGTTCACCTTCTCTTGTGGTCTTAATGTCGGACATTCCAAACTCGATAGCGAGTTGCTTGGTTGTTTTGTCGGTTCTTTTTGTCTTGTCACTAACAAGGCTAGGTGCTTGCAAAAAGACGATAAAAACTTCCTCATGGCAATCTTTCATCGGACATTGTGGTTTACGGCTTTCAAAATATCCGTGTTTCGGACATTTGTAATCGTTGACTACTGACATATTTATCCCCTTTTCAACTGTTCGTCAAGTGTTGTTTTGCCATAATCGTATTTAGGCTTAACACCCACGCTAATCTTAATCTCTCCATTAACCAATTGCAAGCGGGTAGTTTTTTGCAAAACGGGTTTGGCTTCCTTGCGGTATTCCACAAACCGGCTTGCATCCCGATTCTGCATGATCGCCACCTCCCCATTGCACCATGCGGTATAGGCTTTGCTTACCCGCCGTTGCATGTATTCGGTTAAGGGCTCGGTTTCGTAATCGAACACATCGAGCAAATGCTTACGGCTAACCCCCGCCAATTCTGCAAACAAGGTGTGCGAAATCCCCCTATTGGGATCCGCCAAAAAGCGTTTCATAATCTTTTTCAATTGGTGCTTTGGGTGAATCATTTGCCGTACACCCCGATCATTTTCAGATAATCACTAACATTTCTGCCTACGGTCAATTGCTCTGGCGTAAATTCATCCTGTACCCTAGACATTTTTTTGGTCAACTTTAAGGCAATCAAACGTGGTTGCACTTGCTCGGCAAAAGCGGCGCACGCTAGGGCGCAAGCAATTACCCGATCATCCTTGTTTCTGCCGGAAGCCTCAATGGACCCGTTGTCCCGTACTGTGGTTTTCATTTCCTCAATCGTGTCCATATCCCAAATGTCGAGCATCCCACGTTCAAAAAAATCCTTCATGTAGGTGAGCATCCTTTCTTTGGTGGCGCTTGTGGTGAGCCACCCAATCGAATTGCTGATGCCACTCATGGTATCGTTGCGCCGCCAGATGTAGTTTTGCATGTTGCCGTACACATCCATGAGGTCCTTACCCAATGCGCTACCCATTGCGGCGGCTTGGCGCTTGAGGTTCTTCAATTCATTGATGACGGCTTGACCTGGACCATTGACTTCAAGGTTTAGGGTGCTATTTTTGTAGGCACCGGCTAAATGGCAGATTACCCACGCAAATTGGTAGGTGTTCATTTCCGAAGTAGCAAAACTAGCCACTTGTTCCATCCCATCGGAATACACCCGCAATACTTGAATACAAAAGCGGTCAGCCCAATCACTAGACCCATAAGCGGGATCAGCACCGATAACGTAATAAGCGGTGTCAATAGGTTCCTCCCAAATCTTGAGTGATGCAAGCCTCTCGGTGGACTTGACCACCTCAGTATCTTGGAAGTTAACCCCAAACACATAGCGGTAGCAATCGTAGTCCACCTTCTTGAGTTTTTTAACGGCATCCGTACACCTCGCATTGGAAAAGAAGGATTGACCGGTCATTACAAAGGCGTAATCCTCGGTTGGCGGAAACTCCTGATACATCAAACTATCATCTTTAATACCTTCGTGCAACTTCCAACGCCACCATGCGATTTGGCGGGTATTGATTTCAAAATTGTAGAGTTTTTTAATGTCCTTGACCCATTCCTTTTCCTCACCGGTGAGTTTGCCATCCCAATAAACTTTGTAGGTTTGACCGTTGGGATCCAATGAATACAATTCGTTGCGCCACCACCCGCAGAAAATGGCTCGTTGGGTACGGGCTCGTTTTGCAGTCGTGTACATATCGTGAAACATATTGAATCCTCGAGCCGTACTTTCAAACGTATAAAGCCGGTCTGGATTGGTTTCAGCCAATGAAGCGAGCAACGAAGCCAATCCTTCCTCGTCACCCCATGAAGAAGTTTCGGTACCGTGCAAGAAGGTAATCCCTTTGCCTCGCCCTAGACTGCCTTTGGCTCTAAGTCCCGCCACCTGATAGAACAATCGGCTTCGATTGCGTAGCGCCAACGCATTTCGATTGTGCGTGAGGATGGGAATTTTGTACTGTTTTGGCAGTCCATCCATGTACATTGCAAGGGTTGACCGGAACATATCCCGATTTTCTTCGGTATCGGTGGTAAGGGTTCCTTGCAAACCAGGATGGGTGAAGTGCCAATAAAGGTCCAATGCCAATGAAATAGTGGTAATTCCAAGTTGCCTCCCTTTGAGGATAACGAAAAAATGCACTCCGTCAGCCAACCCTTTTGCCATTTCATCCATGACGTAGGTTTGGGATCCTAGCAAATGGTCGAGTTTTTTTAAGCCGTGTTCTTTGGTTTCGATCCGCAATTGTCGGCAAAAATGGTAGAAATGCTGAAGGTTAAAATCACTCATACTTTAGCCAAGGCAAACGGTTGTTGTACCTCTCCCGCATGAACGCATTGCCTTCAATAAAGAATTGTTCCTGTACGGAATAGGCGTTTCCGCCCAATCGAAAACAAAAAGTGTGCTGATTGGTTCCGGTGAAATTGGGGTACACCTGTTTCGCCAATTGGTAAAACTGCCGGTCAATGCCATAGCCTTTTTCCGCCAAAATGCTTGAAATGTTCCGCAGTTTGGAAGTGAGCATCCCCCACATGCACCAATCCACAAAATGATGCCCTGGCAGATTCCATGCGCTACTAGCCTCGCCCAACGCCTCGCAATTGTCGTCAAACAAAAAATGCCCCTCTTTGTCATGGATAGACCGAAAGCTATACGCCCAATCATACCCCGATTCAATTTTATCCACGATAGTTTCCACATGGTCCGGTTTGTACCAATCATCGTCATTGCAAAATAGGGTAATGTCCTCGTTGACCATCATGGGTGCGGCGGCTAACCACTTACGCCCTTCAAGGTCCTTGCCGCCAATGAACGCATCCCAATAGCATACCCGTCTGGTCGGGGATTCAAACCGTTTGCGGGTTCTTAAAAAGGTTTCAAAATCCCCGTCACACAAAATGTAGTGCATCACCGGATACGTTTGCACGTCAAGTTTATTTACGCAATGGATCAGTTCTGGTGTTCGGTTTCCATTGGTTACCGTTACTACGGCTACGCTTTTCATATCGTTTTTCCCACCCGTTTTTCATCAAAGTTTGGCAAATCCCAATACGCCACCTTCAGCCGATTCTTGTGGTCTTTCGCCATCGCAATCAACTCTCGGTAGAAGATGGTGTTGTACTTTTCCCGCCACTCTTTCGCCAACGCCACTTTTTGAGCATCGGTTTTGCACGCAATCGCCTTGAGCATTTCCGTTTTGAAGGCAACCCGATTCTCATGCAAATCCTTCAATACTTTTGGCGTGGCATTAGTGTTTGGGACCATTGGAGGCAACCGGCGTGGTAATGATTTTCTTTAGCCGATCAATTTCCGCCTGTGCGTCACTCAATAATTGGGCACTTGCGGCATGCACCCGCATCAATTCCTTGAACATCGCCTCCTTGTCCATTTTCCAAATAAAGTCCAGATAGGCTTTCTTGGCTTCCTCTTGCACCTTCACGTCTATGCCGTTCTCCATACTCGTACCCCTCCATCCTGTTTGCGGGCAATAAACGTCTTGCCCAATTGTTTTTTGGCTCGGTAATTGGCATTACAGACAATTTGCAACTTCCCGCCTTCCACGAAAAAACTGTCGTTGACCTCCATCACCTTATATGGGTACACATTGCGCCTTTTCTCAGGGGGTAACGGAATTTTTGTTTCGATTTTAATAGTCATGGTATCCTCCGTATAACTTCACTAATTGAATAATACCATGATACACACATACAATGAATATCATCTAGGGGATAACCTTATTCACCTACACTTTTTAAGGAAGGTTTGTAGTCAAAACCCCGACCTCGAGTTTACCCACCATTGCAACGTTAGTTATCACCAACAATTATTTCCCCTCATAGACGATATGCCGATTCATTTGGATGGCTTGAATATCTGTGGATCCGCCATAAACGCTTGGATTGGGGATAAAAACTTCTTTTACAACTCGCCCAATAGGGGTGATTGGGTAAAACTGCACCTCGATTGGTTTGAACACCTCTCAAACCGTTTGGAAGTTTCCTCTCCTATGGCTTGCAAGGAAGATTTCCTGTTCGATTACCCCGCCCTTCAGAATCGGGGATGGTCTGCATTTGATTGCCTCATCGTCAATTCCCCTCCCATGAGCAACCAACTGCCCTCCTATACCCCCGATTTTTTCAATGCTCGAGTAAAGGACTTGTGCAATAAAGGTTTTAAAGTGATTACTACGCACCCTACGGGCATGACGAACTGCACCTTGGATTGGGGATTGGACATTACCGGCATCGGTCAACTCTCTCAAGTTTGCAGTCGAATAGAAGGAATTGATACGGGACCCTTATGGACCACCCACAATGTTTGGAATCAGGATACGGTCATTCGTCGTGTGATTTACACCAATGAGGCAAAGCCTTATCTTTCTAAAAATACTACGGTACTCAATAAATGCTAATTTTTTTTGGGGGGAATTCGGAGTGGGGCTCCCTCCATAGCGGTATCAAGTCCAACTCAAGTAGGCGAATGCTTACTTACTTTGATTTAATCTGGTCTATCCCTAATTACCATTACCAGACTAGGGAATAAGAGTAGATTCTTACTGATTGATAGCCTAACCCCCATATATATAATATTTCATATTGTGGAAAGTGTAGATAATCTTCCAGCTTTCCCTACATTCAATCATCATATCTATTTATAAATCAACTATATAAACAATAGATATATAGAACTATAAGTATAGACAACTATGTAATAGATGAGCACCTATATAGACTATTATAAACATAGTCTATGCGATAGTTTATTTCTATTTGTTTTAAAGCAACAATAAGAAAATACAATGAAGATAACCTATTGACTATAATCAGACTAATCTAGATAATCAATAGCAGTAGTAAACCTTTCACCTAACTAAAGGAATCAATATGGAAAAGAATCAAGTAAGACCTAACGTTTACGATAGCGTTACTAATCGGATTATCGAACAATTGGAAAAAGGGGTAACACCTTGGATAAAGCCTTGGGTGGGTGGCTCTAATGAAGATAAGAACGCCATTAGTAAAAAACCCTATCAGGGTATTAACAGACTGATTCTAGGAATGTCTGGATATTCTCAACCGATTTGGGCTAGTTACAAACAATGGGAAGATTTAGGCGGGACTGTTAAAAAGGGCGAAAAAGGCACTCAAGTCGTTTTCTACTCTAAAGTCGCTAAAAAAGAGATTAAAGCAACCGATACGCACCCTGAATTATTAGCGTACAACCTACTCAAGACGTACTATGTTTTCAATATAGATCAGGTTGATGGTATTGAAATTGAAAAACCAAAACCGATCATTGCTGAATTTAACCCTGTACCGGCTCTGGAAGATCGGGTTATTAAAACGGGCGCCAATATCAAACATGGCGGGGGTAGAGCGTTTTACATGCCATCTACCGATTCAATCACGATGCCGGAAAAAGAAACGTTCTTAACTGAATCCCATTATTACGGCACGTTGTTGCATGAGTTAACCCATTGGTCTGGTGCAAAACATAGGCTAGATCGTACCAAGGGTAAGCGCTTTGCTGATACCGCCTATGCTTTTGAGGAATTGGTTGCTGAAATGGGGGCGGCTTTTCTTTGTGCTGATTATGGCATTCAAGGGGAATTGCAACATAGCAACTATATCGCCTCATGGTTAAAGTGCCTAAAAGAAGATAATAAGGCGATATTTAATGCCGCCGCTTTAGCCCAAAAATCCGCCAATTTTATCAATGAATTGGATGCAATTACCAATCAAAAAGCGGCTTAAACAATGCCGTCTTATAGATCATTCCTAGTGAGTGATTTATAGGGATTGCATTGTGCAAGTCTTAACCTAACTAATCGGAGGATTTTATGAGTTATATATCGAAAAAAGTTATTGAAAATGCCGTAGAACTAATTATCAATACAAGGGATTTTTGTGGAGATGAGAAAAGGGCTATTTATGATTTTTGTCAGGAAGAAAAAATACAAGATTGGAAAAAAGTTTATAGAATTGCAAATTTTAGAGCAAATTCCGCCTGGAATGGTTACAAAAAACAAGCTGGCGTTAATGTTAGGTATTGTTTATGAAAACGATTAAGCAATTTTCTAACGGGTTACAAGTAGGAAAAAATAATACGGGTTGGTGCGTTACTGACGGCTTTCAAACTGATTATTTGCACTTTTGTCCGGCATCCTCCAATTTTGTTATGGAAACAAACCAATTAAAAATTGGTCAGGATATTAGTGATTTTTTAAATAAATGGGCGTATATCCATTATTGTGCTTACATGGCTAAAAAGGGTTAATCATGCCACTAGACTACAAACAAGCGGAATTAAGCGCCATTGATTCTATCCCTAGTACGGTTACATTTGACGATCATTTAAAAGGGTTTTTTCTCTTTTTTCGAGGGGATGAGATTCTCTTAAAAGGGGATAACTTGAATGATGCAAAAGTACATGCTAAGGCTCTGGTTAATGAAATTCACTTAGGGGAATGATATGTATAAAGAAGATAGTCCACTTGATAAACTTTTAATGATTCTCTCCATGTTTGCCCTAATTGCCCTTATTTGGCTCGCTATGGCAATTTAACCCATTGGGTAAGGGGTAAGTAACCCAATCCTTTTAAGCCCCTTCTAGGGGCTATTTTTTTATTTTAAAAAAGTATTGACAAACCTATATTGTTTTCGATTACAATTTGGCTATTGAGGACTGAAACACTCGATTAAGGGTTTTAAGGATGGTTTTTGGGTTTATGAAATGAGATCAGAGGCATTTCGTAAGCCGTTTCAGCAAAAGCTATCCTTAAAGCCCTTTTTTTATTGCTTAAGCCCCCAATCGTACCCCATACGATAATAAGCATGTAAACCTCATGGCGTGGGAGAAAAGGGTAGCCGGTATGCTGATTCTAGCTAGGGTGCAATTCCTGAATAATCCGGCGGTCTGGTCGCATAGTCAAGACTAGGGGCATACGGTAATCAATCCGTAGCATGACTATCCCGTTTACGGGGGTGAGAACCTATCCCTCTCTATTCCATTTGTGGGGTAGGGGGGTCTTTGGGTGAAAAATATTAAATCTATATAAGGGGGTCAATATGAAAGTAATATCCTTTAAACAAATAGGTCAGCATAAAACATGGTTTTTTGATACGGGTCATATTGCTTATGGACACAATAACAAAATGGAAGTTTTTAGGGATAAGATCAAATTAAAAGAAAGCGGTAAAGGTTATGGAAAAGTAGTACATGCAATTATTGAATTTATGAAAAAAGATTTTAAATAAGTATTTTCTTTTTTTTAATAGAGTAGTATGATTAGATGTATAGTAGTAAAACCCTAACTACGGAGGTACTAAATGAATAATTGGATCAGCGTTAAGAGTAGGTTGCCTGAAGCCTATACAGAAGTAATACTTTATACGCAAGATAGGAACATTGTGATGGGGCAGTATATGTTTCACAATACTTTTGCAAGTCCTTGGTTATATCCCGTTCTTGGTCAATGCAAAGTAACCCATTGGATGCCACTACCTGAACCACCAAAGGAAGAAATAAATAACCTTCAAGAGCCAATTACTTTGGCAGAAGCAGACGAACAATGTTTTTATGACGAAAGAGATAAAGAATGAATCAAGACCAGGAAAAAATGTATGAAATGTTTAGGATATTTGAACAGAGGCGTTTAATCCAGGCTAAAGAAACGGGTAAGCCGTATCACGTTAATGAACACAACCAGGTTATTTTTGAAAATAGCAAAAATACAACAACTAATAAATAAATTGCACTAATCAATATAATGTAGTAAAGTGGTATCTAGCAGTAACAAACCTAACTATCAAAAGGAGTATCAATATGTCAGAACAAACCCCATTAAAGTTTTGCGTAAATTGCAAACACTTTCAAAAGTACGAAAGTAAAGTAAATATAGGGGCAACATCAACCCACCATTATCAATCTGTTGTAGATAACTGTTTATCACCATTACGCCCAATGGATATGGTCAATGGTATTCCGGTTGCCATTAGTGCCGGTTTAGCCCGTACTCTGGACCTAACCGGATGCGGAAAAGATGCTAAATGGTTTGAACCTAAAGAATCCGAAGATTTAGACGATCTTTCAAAAATTCCATTTGGGGCTAATCATGGCAACTAAAAAATTAACCCCGATTGAAAAATTGCGTGAGCAATTAAAAGAATCAAAAAGAATAAACAATTCTCATTTTAATGAGATTGTTAATATCAATCACAATTTAATTGCTCTTGAAAAACTATATGAGGCAAGCGAAAAGAAAATTGACGATCTTTCCAAAGGCATTAACGAATTTCAGCAAAGAGTGGATGAATTGACCGAGCAATTAAAAGATGCCAAAAGCGAGAATGTTTTTCTAGCAAATGAAAATGAAACGTTGGAAGAAAAGATCACCACGTATCGGGAAATTATTAAATCATTGATGGAGGTTACAGATGGCGAATGATCGTGATGATTTTGAACCTAGTGTTCGTAATAGTGCTATCTGGTCTGGTGACAGTCGAAAAGTAGCTAACGGCAAAATGGTTGATGTTATCCTAGAAAAACAGGGTAAAAAACCGTTGGAGGATTTGTCGGAGGTCGAGGCGGTGCAAATGGGCCATGTCATGCAACCGGTCTTAGGAAGGTTATCAGCGAATAAATTGCAAGTGGAATTGAAGGAGGCGGATTATGCCCTTACTCACCCCAAACACGAATGGATGCGTTCTCATTTTGATTTCATTAGTGCTGATGGCTCTATTCTTGTCGAAACAAAAAACTACTCTAGTGCAGTACGCAATAAGTTTGATACCGATAGCAACCGGATTCCTGATGCTGATTACGCCCAAGTCGTACACGAGGCTACTGTCCACAATGTTAATACTGTTTATTTGGGTGTGTTATTTGGAGGTCAGGAATTTCATACGTTCAAATTTGAAGTAAGTGAGGCGGAAAAGGATGAACTCATTAAAAAAATGGCGGCAGTTTGGGGGTTTTGCAAGGCGGGTACTTTGCCACCGGCAGAAACGATTGAGCAAACAAAACTCATATACCCACAATCCGTTAATGGGGTCATTACGGCTACATTACAAATTGAGCAAGCTATCTCTCATCTACGGGCTATCAAGAATAATATCAAGGATTTGGAGGCAACCGAAGAACAGATTGAAGTGCAGATTCGGAACTTATTGGCAGAGAAGGAAGAAATAAGAACCGTTGATGGGCGCACCTTAGTTACATGGAAAAGTAGCAAGGCATCTAAACGGTTTAGCGCCGATTTGTTTAAATCCGCCATGCCAGACATTTATCAGCAATTTGTGACCGAACAACCAGGCAGTCGGAGGTTTTTAGTCAAATGAAAAATAAATGGACCAAGGAGAATTTTGACAAGTTTGATTTAGAGCATCCAAAAATTTACCAATTGTTCGAGTATTTTGCATTGGAGGTTGGTCGCAAGCGTACCCATTATTCCGCTAAAAGCGTGTTTCATAGAATCCGTTGGGAAACGGCGATTGGCGGCGATGAAGGGGATTTTAAGATTGACGATGGGTGGATTAGTCACTATGCAAGGAAGTTTGCATTAAACCACCCCGAACATGAGGATTTGTTTGCGTTTCGAGTACGCCGAAACAGTTACCACAATGAAGGCGTTTTACATGAATCACCTTGATATAGCAGTATGGATTATGGCAATCACGAGCATTATTGACCTAACTATTACCTTATTGGAGAAATTAACATGAGTAAAGATTTAATACCCTACGGGGATATGGAACAAATGGCGCAAGCAATGGTTAAATCAAACCTGTTTGGCATGAAAGACGTTAATCAGGTCATTGCGTTGGGTTTGGTGGCACAAGCCGATGGGTTGCCGTTTGCAAGTGCAGTACGGGACTATGACATTATTCTAGGCAGACCGGCATTAAAATCCGCCTCGATGCAAGCCCGCTTTCAAAGCGCCGGAGGTGTAATCAATTGGAAGGAATACACCGATCAATGCGTTACCGGCGTTTTCTCGCACCCCAATGGCGGCACGTTGGAATTGTCATGGACAATCGAACAGGCAACAAAAATCGGATTGGTTAAACCCAATTCCGGTTGGGTAAAGTATCCGAGAGCCATGCTTAGAGCCCGTTGCTTGTCCGAAGGGATTAGAACGGTTTATCCTGGTTGTTTGGGTAATATGTATGCGCCAGAAGAAGTGGTTGATTTTGAGCCAATAAAACCGGCACCAAAAGAAATGGGCAAGGTTATTCCCAATGCCGTTGATTTATCGGCTATTGCCGAAAATATACCGGATGGTATGTATCCAATGTATGTACCCAATCAGGATGCACCCTACGCAACCTACGTTTGCGTGGATGATTGGATTGACGGGTTTGCGGAATTGCACGCCAAAATTCACGAATCCACCAAAATGAACGCCGAGGAAAAAAATGCCAAAATTCAAGCGTTTCGTGAAGTGAATGAAAACCTTACAAAAACATTTGACGGAAATCAGGTGGCTAAATTCTTATCCAAACTCACAATCCACAGAAGGGAAATTGCAAATGGCTAACGGGCATATCGCACAAATGGGGAAAGGCGTACTTTTCCAAAATGATCGCAAGACAAGCGAAAAATCACCGGATTGGAAAGGCACCCTTTTACTGTCTGAGGATTACAAAGCCGGTCAGACATTGAAAATATCTGGTTGGACAAAGCAAACCCCAAAAGGCAGTTTAATCAGCTTGTCAGAGGACACTTGGAAGCCGCCATCACAAAGCAATGAGCAATATCCTAAAGAAGTAGCCAACAAAAAAGATGATGGGGAGATTCCATTTTGAAGATCATTTTCTTAATTCTTGCCGCAATTATTTTGTATTGCGCTATGACGTTGGATGGTTACGCATACACCAAATGCACAAAAGACAATGAAGGCAATGTGTGTTGTTGGGATACCGAAAAAGACGGGATATTCCCGCCGATTGGATGCTAAATGGTATTCAATCTACCTTACCCGCCTTCAGTTAATAACTATTGGATAGCAAGTGGACACCGGAGATACGTTAGTAAACGGGGTGTGCAGTTTAAAAAAGACGTTGCCAATATATTTTTGGAAAGTAAACTTGCGGGTTTTCGGGATAAGCCGGTTGAGGTGTATGTAGTCTTGCACCCAAAAAATAAACGGTTGATGGATATTGATAACTGTTTAAAGCCGGTCCTAGATTCGTTTATTGGTTTTGCTTACGATGATGATAAGCAAATCACCAAAATTGTGATCGCCAGAGGTTGTATTGTTGTTGGCGGTATGTGTGTAGTCAGAATTGAGTTATCACCAACTCTAGGGGAATCTAGCGTTAATTAGCTAGGTAGTTAGGGGTTGCCGCCGGACAACTACTAGGGTAATCCGGCACTAATTTAAGGAGTGTGAAATGAACACAACATTAAATCAAATACGCAAACACTCACCATGCGCTCAAGGATGGTCAAAGTTGTTAGCAAATTTAGGTAAAACTAAAGCAGATGACGAACCACTTTCAATCATCACAATCTTAAACTCTAATGGTCTTGATGGTGCTTTGTGGTGTCTTAGAGCCGTAGAAAACGAAGATAAAAAGATTCGTTTGTTTGCAGTTTGGTGCGCTCGTCAGGTTCAACATTTAATGAAAGACGAGAGAAGCATTAAGGCATTGGATGTGTCTGAGGCATTCGCTAACGGCAACGCAACTCAAGAAGAATTAACTGCTGCTAGGGTTGTTGCTTGGGCTGCTGCTGTTGGGGCTACTTATGCTGCTGCTGATGCTGATTCTGCTTGGGCTGATGCTGCTTGGGCTGCTTATGCTGCTGCTGCTGATTATGCTAGGGCTGCTGTTGATGCTGTTGGGGCTGCTATGGGTGCTGCTGATGCTGCTTGGGCTGATGCTAGGTATGTTGTTGTTGGGGCTGCTGCTGCTAGGGTTGCTGCTGCTGATTATGCTAGGGATGCTTCTGCTAATGCTGCTTGGGATGCTACTAGGGCTGCTAGGGATGGGCAAGAAACACAGCTTAGAAGAATATGTGGAGAGCCACCAAAGGAATGAAGATGAAAAAATGTGAATTAGATTTATGCAGTTGCGCTATGGGTGGAATGCCACAATGCCACGATTTTGACGGATTATTGCAAACCCCACAAACAGAGGAAAAGCAAGAGCCTGATGCTTGGATGCACAAAAATGGAGTGGATTTCATTTCAAAAAGGGTTCGTGAAATATGGCTAAAGGTTAGACCTTCACAAGTGGAAAATTATGTAACACCTCTCTACACCCACCCTATGCGTGAATTAACGGTTGAGGAAATAGATTCCGTTGTGCATGAATTACGCCAAAAGTCTTTTGACCCTAAAAGATGGATTGATGTTTATACAGTAGCTATTGAAACAATTATTCAGTTAAGGGATGAACTAAGAAAGGCAAGAGAATGATGAATAATCAATACAGGTGGTTAGCGTTCTGGTGTGCGATATTTACGGTAATTGCGTATTTATTTTGTTGGTTGTTGCCGGTATTTGCAACAATGCAAATTGGATTAACAAATAATGGTAAATGGTTGTTAAACGAACCTAGATTGCCTAAGTGGTTATCCTGGTTTCAAACACCAGACAATTCATTGTGGGGTGACGATACGTTTAGGACTGTCAATGGCGAGAGTTATTGGTCAATGGTTAAATGGCTCTATCGCAATCCTTTATACGGTTATTGTGTGCGCTACATTGATGGGAATAGCCCTGTAACCGTTGAAGGAAATAACGATATTGCCGATGGCGTTCATGGTATTGCCGGTATCCGAACCGTATATGCCGCCGGTCTGTTTCAACAAACCACGATTACCGATAACGGGGATGGTACTTGCACTATGTCCAATTACGGTTGGAATATCCACGCATTAGCCGATTCCAACGTCAACCCCAAACCCAATCCGTATCAGGCGACATTTGCGTTTACGCCTTGGCGAAAAAGCGGGTTTACGCCATTATGAAATTCTGGAAAAACCGATTTTTCTTGGGGCGGGGGAGCTTATGATAAATCAAGCACAAACTAAAGAATTATTTGAATATCGCAATGGAATTTTGTTTTGGAAAGTATCGCCAAACAAAAAAATAAGAATAGGATTAATTGCCGGTTATCTTGGTAAATATGGATATGTAAACGTTGGTTTTAATAGGTCATCGTATAGGGCTCATAGAATTATTTTCCTTATGCACTATGGATACTTGCCTAAGTATTTAGATCATATCAACGGCAATAGATCAGATAATCGAATTGAAAATTTAAGAAAATGTAATGCAAGCGAAAATTCCAGAAATGCAAAACTTTTTAAAACAAATACTTCAGGTGTTAAAGGTCTTTGGTTTGATAAATTAAACAATAAATGGAAGGTTGAATTAAGGCTAAATTCAGTAAAGTTAAGTTTTGGGAGATATTCAGATTTTGAACTTGCTGAATTAGTAGCTATTGAAGCACGAAATAAATATCATGGGGAGTTTGCAAATCATGGTTAATGTAAGCATTTGGAAACGATGGAAAAGTCGTTTTTTTTTAAGGCGGGGAAGCGCATATCAAATTGTCAAAATAACGGCAAAGGGCATCCATGTAGTACCATTCGATTTTTAACTAAAGGGGATTTTGATGGAAACGAAAAAAAAGAAGATTTTTATTGCTACACCAATGTACGGCGGAATGTGTCATGGTTACTACGCACAATCCATTTTAGAATTGAATAATCTGTTTCAAAAATCCGGCATTGATGCGGCGTACAGTTTCATGTTTAACGAGAGTTTGATTACCCGAGCCCGTAACTCATTGGCTCACGCCTTTCTCAAGTCGGATTCTACGCACCTTATGTTTATAGATTCAGACATACGGTTTAGACCTCAAGACGTATTCCCCATGATAGATGCTGATGTTGATGTAATCGGCGGGGTGTACCCTAAAAAGGAAATCAATTGGGATACGGTTAAAAAGGCAATGGAGAACGGTGTACCCAATGACCAACTCAAATACCATACCGGCTCATTTGTTGTCAATTTGGTGGGGTATCAGGGTGAAGTGCAAGTACCCGTAAATCAACCGGCAGAGATATTCAATGCCGGTACCGGATTCATGCTGATTAAGCGGGAAGTGTTTGAGAAATTAGCGGATTTGGTACCGTCATACAGTAATGACGTAATGGATTTAAGCGGCACGATTCAAAATAAGGAAGTTATTAAAGAGTATTTTGCTACTTCCATTGAGCCGGAAACGAATCGCCTGTTATCGGAAGATTACCATTTTTGCTACATTTGGCGTAAAGCGGGGGGTAAAGTGTATGCGGCACCTTGGGCGCAATTTGCCCATGTTGGCACGTATGCGTTTGAAGGTCAACTAACCCCGAGTGCGTAACATGGAGATAGCAGACCTAAAACTAAAGGTAAACAACGGCAATCTAATACCCCACTATCAGCAAAAGCACAAACTGTACGATAGATTCTTACCGTTTTTTGCAAAGTACCTTAATGGGCGAATAGTGGACATTGGATCCAATTGCGGTCTGCTACTTGCCGCCATGCTTGCCAATAACCCCGAATTGAAGTTTTTGTGTTGTGAAATGGAACAGAAGGTTTACGACATTTTGGAACACAATAAAGGTGAACTTCTAAATGTGTTTCCAAAAGCGCAAATTGATACTTTCAGAGGCAAAATCGGTAGGGTAGGTGTGCCAATGGACACCCTTTTTACGCATGAGTTATTGAACGATACAAGCCTCATTAAGACCGATACGGATGGTTTTGATTGGGATATATTGCGGAGTTTTTCCTACAAGATTACGCCATTGATTTATTTTGAGGCGGATTATCGAAATCAAGAACAGTACACGCAATTCATCCAGATACCCGAGTTTTTAATGACTAAGGGCTATACAGCTTTTTATCTATTTGATAATTTTGGTGAGTTTGTTTGCAAAACCAACAACGTACACCAGATACGGCAAATGATGGATTACATTTGGCGCATGAAACGGGGGCATAGTGACATAACCATGTGGTATTTTGATATTCTAGCCACTACACCAATGCAAGAATCTATTTGCAATCAAGCGGTATATGATTATTGCGAGTGGTTTACTTGATTTTTAAGTAAGAACGAACTGCATCCAATGTTTGCAATTGTTCGGGGGTGTACATGGATTTAGCATTATCCCATTGGTTAAATGTATAACCCCTAAACATTTCAGGAAGTCCGGTAGATTGATACCATTGATCGTAAGGGCGTTTTTCCCCTAAATTGTCAGCATGATATTGATACCGTTGTTGCATCATTGCCGGATCCAATTGACCGGAAAACTGTTGGTACAAAGCCTGTAATTGCGGATCGGAATTAACACCGTAATGGCTTACTGCATCCCCCAGAATATCCAATGGGCTTGTTTTGGTATTGAACACTTCAATAGCTTGTTTTCTGCCCTTTCCCCAATCCGGAATGTCCTCGCCTTGATAATGCTCAAGCATGTATTCTGGATTTTCTGAAGGGGTGTACTTAAATGCAATATCTTGATTTGCAAGATACGGATATTCGGTTTTTGCTTTATCAAAAAGCATTTGCCCGATTACTTCATCATTTTGTATGTCATCCGGCATTGTTTACATCAATCGTAATGCCATCTTCGGCGGCGGCTTGAATGGAGGGGAATATGCGGTTAAACGCATTGACCGAGCCGCCCACCCAATCGCTTTTCCCATCCCACGTATCGGCTACCAAAATACATCCTTCGGTATCCTTGTCGCTATTTCCAGGATGAATCCTTACGCCTTCAAATCCTTCCACGTTGCATATTTGAGGCAGATTCTTTTGAAAATGGTTTGAAAAGGTAATGGTTACGGGATAAGCACCGGTAGGAATTGCCGTTTCCCCAAATACTTTCCAATTGGCTACGGGCTCACCGTCAATTTGCCGTACCTTATCCTCAAGGGTATAGCATTTCTTTTCGCCATCAATGTACATTTCACCAATGGTAAAGTTTTCCCCAAAAAAGATGCGCTTGACTTCAATTTTCATTTAGCGGCAACGCCCTGTATTTTTTCTACGGTCCGAAGTCCGCCGAGCCCAAGCATCCCCATAAGAATTGGCATCATTTCTGATATATCGGCTTGCGACAATGCAAAATCTGGAAATGTAAACCACAATCTAGCAAACACCATGAGGAAATTTGCAATCGGTATCCCAATCCAATTCCATGCACAAGCTACCCCGCATACCCAACCAATAAAAGGTCTCCATCCAGACACGAATACGCTAGTATTGGCGGCTTCCGCTTGATTGATTGATAGTTGCCCTTGTACTACGGCTAAAGTGGCTGAAAGTTGCGCCTTTTCTTCTTCCGTTTTATCAGGGAATATCCGGCTAATAACCGTTGAAACAAGGTCTATACCGGCAGTTACCGGATCGAGTGCCATTTTAAAGCCCTTCGCCTGGTGTTACATACAAATCCGCATTGCCACCATCGGTAATGATTTTGGCGTACACATTATTAAATCCGGTTTGAATTGACGTAATAATGCGGGTTGAATTGGCAATTACCGGTATTACATAGCCACTAGCCGTGTCTGGCAAAGCGATATTAAATGGCGTGGTGGCGGATAAACCAATGTAAACCGTTGCGTTACCGTCATTGGTTAGCGAGTATTGGTTTGCGGGGCTATCGGATTTAATAACAACGATATTGGATTCTGTATTTGCTGATGCGGCGGTAATTTTTACCGTTTTTCCCATCGGCTGAAATGCGATATTGTTTGCCATTACAGTTTCCCTTTTTGGGGTTTGGTAGTTGGCGATAACTTGTTACTGCGGTTGTCGCTAAAATCCCATACTGCGGTAAACCCGCCTTTTGGCATTGTGCCAGGTGTCCATTGCTTATGGTCCTTGCTACCATCACGAGGCAATTGAGGTCTTACGGCGGTAGGATCTTGCTGATTACTCTTGTGATCCTTGTTCAGTTTGGTTTTCATTGCGCTTTCTCTCTTTCACATTGACTATAAGGTAACAAAAAACCACGAATATCGCTAGTGTTACCACTCTTTCCCATTTGGGATCCCACATGGTCCACCCGCACATTACACTTGAGGCTATTAAAGACAGAATCGTTATCAACCGGTCTGTAATGACCCCTAACGCTAGGCGTACCAAGGCTACTGCTTCCATATCTATCCCCTAATGAGTTAATGAAGATCATAGTTTAACCTTGCTCGTCTTTATCATCAAGAGTACCAAAACCAGAGCCCCATTCCTCATCGGAAATTTTCTGCTCTAGCTTTTCAATACCAATCATCCGGTCAATTACCTTGCATTTGTCGGTTAATGAGGCTTTTTCATCTGCCATCACTTCAGTTAGCAGTTTGGAAACGGCTTCTTTTAGTTGGGGATTAACGCCTTTTTCTTTTTTGCTCACTTTAAAGCCTCCCCAACGGCATAACCACCAACTGCGGAAACTAAACCAAATCCCAATGCCCTAAATGTTAGGGTTTTCAATTGGTTTTTCATGGCTTCAGCATCTTTAGACATCGTTTTAACTTTGTCAATTTGCGTAGCCAATTCTCTGTATTCTGCTTGAGTAATTTTCCCATCGGCAAGCATCTTTTTAGCAAACTGTTGACTTGTTGAAACAATCTTAGCCGGATCATTGGCGGCTATTTCCAAATTCGATTCAAAAGTCATGTAATCGTTTGTCAATTGGGCTTTTTGTTCCGCCGTTTTGGTTTCTGATTTAGCAATATCTTTAGCTGAAGTAGCCCGATTCTCAAATTTACGCAAATCGGTAGCGTATTTTTCAGCCATTGGTAATGCGTTTGTTTCTTTAAGCATAGCCCGATTTTTGCGAATAAAATTTTCAACATCTTTAGCGGATTTAACACCCTCCAATTGGCTTGCAAAGTATTTTTTAGCTTCTGCTTCTGCCAATTGTTTATTCCCACCAAATGCGTCTATCAAGGCATCGTAATTTTCTCTCGAGCCAAATACTTTTTTGGGAATATCTTGAGCATTTACGGTAGCAAAATTGGATCCGGTGCCTTGCAATTGCTCTCCTGTTAATGCTTTTCCAACCTTGCTTTGGAATACACGCAACGGCTCCGAATCTTTTTTGTATTGATTAAGAAATGTTTTAATGTCTGGTGAAAATTCCACCATAATTGCTTCAATTTTATCTGCCAATCTTCCCGCTATTTGCTGACTAATAGCATCGTAACCTTCTGCGGGTACACCAAAAGACCGATCACGTAAAAAACGCCTTGCACCTTCCAAACCTTCAAAACTTGCTTTGGGTCTAACAATCACTTCGCCATCCAACGGGTTCACATAACGGCGATCCAACATGCCTCGAATTTTCTTTAATTGGGATTCAATTTCAACAACCGGCGCATTGGATAATCCGGTAGTTGGATTTTTAATCATCTTATCAATTTCTTCTAAAGCATTTTTATAGGCTTTTGTGCTTGAAATATCTTGTCCTGTTGATTCTTTACGATACGCCTCTCCAAATGCCTTTTGTTTTAATTCTTTAGCATTGGCATCCCGTTTTGCTTTTAAAGATTCTCGGGTTTTATCGGCGCTATCTTTAATGCGGGTACCAATATCTTGTTCTGTTTGTGCAACGGGTTTAAAACGCCCCGCTTCCATTTCGGTACTAACACCTGATAACGGTCTTAAAGAGCCTTCTGAGCCTCTTTCCGCCTTTTCTTGAGCCGTTCTCGCTATGGCAGCACGTTGCTCGGCGGCAGTCATTTCAGCACCGCTAGTTTTGGCAATGGATCCGGCAGTTTTGGTTCCCGTTGATCGTAAATCTTCAGCCAAACTGCGTGATGTTTTTCCTAGAGATAACCAATCGGCTAATGTTTTTCCGCCTTTTATTGCGGCACCTCCGGCTTTTGCAACCGGTACGGCAGTCATAGCCAAATCAACGCCCAAACCTACCGGCTCACCAACCTCTTGACCTTTTCTAAACTGCTTGGCATTTTCCGTTTGTTGCATGAGGGATGGACCTTTTTCTCCGGTCAATCCACTTACTACGCCGGATGCGTAACCCTTTTCCCGTTTTGGTAGATTTTCAGGATAAACGCCAAAAGCCGCACCACCTTCACCGATAACAGGCTCAGTAGTATGACCGCCATCAAATTTATCAAAAGGATTTTCTTTTGTTTTTGGCTCGTCAAATTGGTCAAATACGTTATCAGCCATTACACACCCTCAGGTAAATAGCCGTACTTTGCTTTAAATTGTTCTTTTAATTCTGGATTGGCTTTTAAATGGTCAATAGCCGATTGAGGTGCTTTGGCTTTTTCTTCAGACTTGGGTTTGTTTTCTTTACCAAAATCCAATTCCGCATTACGGTAAATATCATGCCCGTAATTAAGTAATGATTGACCTTTAATGGCGGGATCTTTTGCGGAAACGGCTCTAGCAACCTCATTCATTTGCTCGTTCATCAACTGCTCGAAACCTTGAGCATTGAATTGGTTTTGACCCATTAAATTATTAAACCGATTTTGGAATTGCACCGTCATGCCTCGATTGCTACCGGCAAGAGTACGTTCATAACCAACCAAATAAGCGGCATAACGCTTGGCAAAAATTAAAGCGGGTTGACCGCCATCATCTATACCATCCAATGATTCACCGGACTTTAGGGATTTAATGTATCTGTCCACGTTTTGAGCAACTTGACCATGCCGACCCAATTGATCTGGATGCTCTTTGGCGTATTTCTTTAAATCTTCCGCCGTTGCCAATGACAATGCACCGGTGTTAATGGCGTTACGCTTTTCCTCATTTTGGGATGGCGTGCCGGTAAACTGAATACCAGGGAAATAATCCTCTAAATAGTTTTTACCGCCTTTGCTTAATCCATGTTTAATCGAGGCTTCGGTTATTTTGACATTCATATCCGACAATCTTTTGGATATATCCGCCAATGCCGCCGTATCACCGGCACGAATTTTAGATGCCAATACGCCTGGATACTTGGTAGCCAATAATTCGCCTTCAGCTAAAGCCGCTTCTTTATTGCTTACCCGCAATTCATTCCAACGCTTTAACTCATTAACAAGATTTTCGTTATGGTATTTGATACTAGCCATTTCCTTGTCAAACGTTTTTTGCTCACGTTCAAACAAATCCTTGCGACCAGACTGCCACCCCTTAAGCATACCGCCCATTGCATTGAGGGAATTGATAGCCGATAACTTACCGGATCCGCCCAAAGCCACGCCCATTGTTGCAATCATGCTGAATAAACCGCCTAGATCCATTCCCGTATCTTGAGTAGGATTAAATCTTGGCTCGGGTTTCATTTCCGATTCGACTTGTGCGTACTTTTCTTTTGCGGCACCGGCATCGGCTTCCAAAACCTTTTTCTTTTCGGTTAAGTTTGCCGTTTTGGTTAAATCTTCCGCCTCAAGTTTGGCTTGATTGGCGGCACGATCCGCCGCTAGTTCCTGTTGAAAGTATTTCGGCATCTTGCCGATATTCAAATTCAATGGATCGGCTAGTTTGTTGTCTGTTGGTACGGGTTGAGTATCAGCCATAATTAAACTGTCCTAGTTGCATTACCGCCAAATCCACCACCGCCACCGGCTAAAATACTAGCAAGATTGGTGTAAAAATTGGTTGTTGCCGTATTCAAAGTTTGATCCAATTGCAAACCGGTTTTAATCGCACCCACAGCATAGTTATCCCCGATTTGGAGGACTTGTAAACCGTAAGTGTATTGATTGTTTAACAAACCTTGGTAGATATTTGCCAAACTGTTTGCCGTTTGCTGACCACCAACACCACCCCGATTGGCTTGCTCTTGATTGAGTTTTGCTTTAGCGGCTT